TACCAGCGGGCGCATGCAGTGCAATGAATGCGGGCTCGTGAGCTATGCGCAGCGGGTCGAGGCGGCGCGCCGGCTCGAGGGGCCCTACGAGGACGTGACGCAGGCGCTGAGTCTGCGGTGCGGGGTGACGGAGGGTGGGCGGGTCGTGCTGCTTACGCCGCAGTACCTGCCCGATGGACGGGAAGACCCACGGACCCTGCTGCGGCGGCTGCAGGACGCGGTCGGCAAGGTCATTCACCTGGGCGATCCAGCCGATCCAGCGTCGCGGTTCATCGTCGACCACGTCGTGCAGCAGGGCCATCAGGGCACGCTGGTGCATCTGCGCAATGTGAACGGCGAGATCAGCGCCATCCGCATGCCCGAGCCGTGGGATGGCCAGACGGCGCTCGCGCACAGCTACGATCCGGCGGTGGAGATGGCGCGGGAGCCGCGGCAGGTGGCCCCGGTGCCCTCGGTCGTGGCGCCGGCCTCGGCGGTGCAGCAGCGCGTGAAGGGAGTCGCCGACCCGGAGCCCGTTCCGGCGGTCGGAGAGGATGGCACGGAGGGTGTGGCCGAGGTCCAGCTCTAGCCGTGGCCCATCTGGACCCGCCGATGCAGTCGCGGGTGATTCGCGACCCCGGCGACCAGCCGGACACGAAGATCTTCGCCTGCTACATCGTCGGGGAAGGGGGCGAGGCGACGGTCACGCCGCTCGTCGTGGGCAGTCGCGACCGGCCGAATCAGATCCGCGAAATGGCGAGCCTCGTCGACCAGTGGGCCAAGGCGCTGAAGGCCTTCATCCACGATCATCCGGAGCGGTTAGGGCTGTGAGCGAGGAACCGGAGGGCAGCGTCCCCGTCTTTGCCTGTCCCTGTGGCTGGGCGCATCTCTTCGAGCCCTTTCGTCTGGCCGGCTTGCCCGTCGCGGCGTGTCCGAACATCATCCCAGTCGCCACGGACCAAGGCGGCATCGACCCCGTGGGGATGGCGGCGGGGGTGTGGGTCCTTACCCGCAAGCAAGCGGACGGGGCGATCCTAGAGCTGTTGAAGGCGGCGGTGCTGTGATGCAGATCGCCTTTGGCGCGAGTCGGTCATGACGCGCTCGCCGCTCGACACGATCGAGCGGACCTGCAAGGCCGTGCGCATCACGTCGAAAGAGACCGGCGTCACGCCGCTCTGGCCGCTGTGGGGCACGCAGCAGTATTACCTCGACTGCATCGGCCGCGGGCTCGAAGATGATATCCGCTCGCACTGTTTCATCAAGGGCCGTCAGGACGGCATCACGACAATCGGCGTGACGCTCGACGTGCACTGGATGAACCACGTCCCGGGCCTGCAAGGCGAGATGATCTTCGACGCGGACGATAACAAAACGTACTTCCGCGACATCATCACCCAGATCGTCAACTCGATTCCGAAGAATCTTCGCCGCAAGGTGCGCATGGACAACCGCGCGGGGCTGATCTTCGAGGGCCCGTCGGCGACGCCCTATGCGGTCTCGCGGCTCATGTATCAGGTCTACGGCAAGGGCAAGTCGGCGGCGGCCTCACTCGGCACGGGGCGCGGGTTGAATTACTTTCACGGGACCGAGGTCGGCGGCTGGGGCGGCGACGACGTGGCGCCGGCGCTGGCGAACTTTCGCGCGTCCCTCTCGCAGGGCTTCCCGATGCGGCTCTACGTCTACGAAGGCACGCCACGCGGCTACAATCACCTCTACGATCTCTACCACGACTTCGCGAAATCGCGATTCCTGCGCGCGCACTTCATCGGCTGGTGGCGCAACGAGCACCGGCGCTTCCGCGCCGGGACCCTGCAATATGCGGCCTACGGCGACCCCGCGCTGTCCGAGGAAGAGCGGTTTTGGACGGGACGGGTGAAGCAAGAGTACGGCGTCACCATCGATCGCGAGCAACTCGCCTGGTGGCGCTACATGCTTGAGGAGGAGATCCGCACGGAAGCCTCGATGTACGAGCAGTATCCGCCGATCGTGGAGCTCGGTTGGCAGGCCACGGGCAGCATGTTCATCACGCCGAAGACGATGAACGAGCTCGAGCTGCGGGTTCGGAGCCGGAAGGCGACGGCCTGCGGCTGGTACACCTACCGCTTCGGCTCGAGCGTGATCGAGGATCTGGACGTTGTGGACTGCGACCCCGAGGCCGCGACGCTCACGATCTGGGAGCCGCCGCGCGATGGGGCGCGCTACGTCGTCGGCGCCGATCCCGCGTATGGCTCCTCACAGAAGGCGGATCGCAGTTGCGCCTCGGTCTGGCGCGTCGCGGGCCACGGGCTGATCCAGGTGGCCGAATTCCTGTCGCCGTCGCCCGTCGCGTATGAATTCGCGTGGGTGCTCGCACATCTCTGCGGGTACTACTACACGAATTATGAGCATCCGCCGGTCCTCACGCTGGAGATCACGGGACCGGGCGAGGCCGTGTACCTCGAGCTGCAGCGCATGGCGAGTTACGGGTGGGGTCAACGCGTGCCAGGGCGCGCGATCCAGGACGCCGTCGCGAACATCCGCCACTACCTCTACCGACGGGCGGATGCCGCCACCGGGATCACCAACACGATGCACTGGAAGAGCACGGGGTCGAAGAAAGAGCGCGTGATGAACAACCTGCGCGACATGCTTGAGCGCGGCGCCCTCGGGGTCCGCTCTCCGGCCCTGGTTCAGGAACTGCGGAGCCTGCGTCAGAGCGGCACGACGATCGAGGGGCACGGGCGCGCGCACGATGACACGTGCATCGCGGCGGCCCTCGCCTGCGAAGGGTTCTACACGCACATCGTGCCCGAGCTGTCCGAGGACACTGAGGGCGTCCCGGTGGAGATGATCGAGGCCCAGCCGCCGCCCACGGTGCTAGGCGAGACCCTCAAGGGCTTCATGCAGGGGCTGGGACGCCGGCAGGGACTTTTCGCATGAGCGCGGACTGCACCTGTGAGAATCATCTCCACTGGGGGTTCCCGTGCTCGCTCTGCGGGTGTACCGCGGACAGCGCCGTGTTCACGAGTCAGGCCGCTCGCGATCTGCCGCCCCAATGGCTCGACGCGGTCACGGAGATCCTGCGCGACATCGCCGGCGCGATTCGGCAGGTCGGCGACGAGCTCCACGCCCTGAACCGCACGCAGGGGCGCCGCTGGTTCCGCTGCGGCATTTGTGGGTCGACCAATTGCGAGGGGCACACCGAGCGCAAGCTCGCCGAAGGGCCGGTCCCGGAGAGTGTGGCCTACCCCGAGCCGACGGCGGGTGAGATGGCGGCGCGCGGCATGACGGAAGTCTCGCACGCCGCCTACGAGGCCGAGCGGCGGCGGACGTTGTACGCCGACCGCTATCGCCGGAGCCTGCACGATGCTGAAACGGAGTCTTGAATGGCGTGGCATAAGCGACGCCGCCCGAAGAATCGACGCAGCGGCTGCCTGCTGTGCAAACGCCATAAGGCCAACGGGGCCAAGGAACGCGTGAAGCGCAAGTATCGGCCCCTTCGCGAGGACGCTGAGTATGCCTAGCCCTCGCGCCGACTATCGGTGCGATGTCTGTGAAGAACGCTGGGAGCTCCCGCTGACGGCGAAGACCTGTCCTGATGAGGACTGCCCCGGCCTTCTGCACCGCATCTGGGACGCAGCCGGCAGCCCGCGGATCGCGGCCGCACAGTTCCGGCGCGTGACCAATCTGCTCGACCACGGTCAGCATGCGCAACGCCCGACGATCTCGCACGAGATGCGTCGGGACATGGCCCTGGCCGAACGGGACCGGCGCCCCGGCTTCGTGCCGGTCGGGCCCCAGCCGGGGCAGATGCTCGCTCCGCACTTCGCCCAGATCTCGCGCGGCTTCGCGGTGGAGTTGTCGGCCGCGACGGCGCGGCCGGTGAGCGACACGGGCGGGCGCCCGCGCGAGGTGGACGCGACCGGAAGCGGCTTCGCCGAATCGATTCTCGCCGCGGCCAAGGCGCGCGGGCCCATTCGTCCGGCCGGCGACACCATGGTGGACAAGGCCTCGGCCGCGCGCGGGGCCGCAATGCGCGCGGCCTACGCCCGACGGGTGGAGGGGAAATGAAGTTCCCCGCGAAGCAGGAGGAGCGCGAACTGGTCTACATCGGTCTGCGCAACTCCTGCGAGATCTCGCGGGGCGATCGGAGCGCGCGCTATGCGGCCCGCCGCGCATGGTATCTGCGCGGCACCGAGGGCCCGAACATGTGCCGCTACAACAAACTCGCCGGCGCCATCCGCGACTACGTCGGATTCGTCTTCGCGGCCGAGATGACCCGCTATGGCATCAAGCCGCCACGGCAATATTCCTCAGATCGCACCGTGATCGCGCAGGCGATGGTCGCCTCCAACGTGTTCGGCGAAGCCTGGCACGACGCCGACTGCGCCGCGGCGATCAATACCGGACTGGAGTGGGCCTCCGTCTACGACACGATCGTCGTCAAAGTCATGAAAACGGCGAAGGGCCCGGATCTCTACCTGATCCATCCGGGCAACTTCGGAGTGCTCCGCGAGGGGGTCCCCTATCTCGACCGGCAAGAAGCCTTCGTCGAGTGGTATCGCATGGGCGTCTCGGAACTCGAGCGCAGCCTTGCCTATCATCCAGACGGCAAGGATCTCTTCCGACGGATCGCCTCACAAGCCACGACGGGCGCGCCGCTGGCGCCCGCGCAGGCGCTCACCTCGGCGCAGGGCCGCCTGCAGTTTTCCTCAATCTCGCCGACGATGGTCGGCACCGCCGGAATCGGCTTCCCCATCGGCCCCGAACCGATGGAGGACGAGCCCACGGTCGACTGCGCCGAACTCTGGGTGTGGGATGACGAACTGGGCGATCACGATGAGACGCACGATCCGCCACGTCGGAAGGGGAATTATCGCGTCGTCGATATGCACGTCGGCACGGATCTCGTCATGTGGGACCGCGAGGCGCCGCAGGACTGGAAGGAGTCGCACCCCTACGTGTTCCTCACGCCCGAGACCGATCTCGGCTACATCTGGGGGCGGAGCAAAGTCGAGCCGCTTATGCCCCTGCAACAATGGCGTGAGGACCTGATGAACAAGATCGGCCAGCGCATCGAGCTGCAACTGAAACCGCCGCGGACCTTCACCGGCTGGGGCGGCCTGAACGAGGACCGCGTCGCCCTGTTGAATCGCCCGAACGGATTTCTCAACAATCCGAATCTGAGCGGCAAGGTCGAGACGTTCTCGCCCGAGATGCCCCCGGATGCGTTCGCCGAGATCAAAGAAATCGACCGGATGTTCTCCGAGCGCCTCGGGCTGAAGGGATTGCTCGAGGGCCAGGCGGACCCGAGCGTGCGCAACACGGGTCAGGCCGGTGTCATGGCGTCACTCGCCTCGGCGGGCATTCGCACGCAGTCGCTCATCATCGAGGATCAGATCGAGGAAATCGCGACGAAGTTCTTCCGGATTCTGCAGATCACGGATCAGGGCGAATACGTCTATCAGGAGGCCGAGGGCGAGCAGCCCGCCGAGCGCTTCTTGCTTGCGCATCTGCCCGGCGATACCGTCGTGAAGGTCGCCGCCCATACCTCGTCGCCGCTTTACGCTGAGCGCTTGGAGGCGAAGGCGGCGGCGCTCCACAAGGAAGGCTTGCTCGACGCCGAGGATTATCTCAACATGCTCGACATCCCGCTCCACGAGCTCCTCGGGCCGAAGGCGAAGCGCATGCAGGAGCAAAAGGCCGCCAAGCTCGAGGCCGTCGAGAGGACGAAGCTCGAAACCGACCGGCTGAAGGCGATCCGGCCGCGGGCGCGATGAACGCGGTGGGAGCGGCGACGCGCATGCGCCCCGGTCCCGACCTTGAGCGGTGTCGCTGCGGGTTACCTCTCGTCGAGGACCTGGAGTACCGCCGCGACGCGGCGCATGTGAACTCGGGGCGTCGTATGTTCCGTTGTCTGGTGGGTCATACGCTCTATTACGAGCCGCCCGCTGAGAAACCCAAGTCCCGGGCCGGAATCCGCCTGTCTGAGGTCTACCTACCGCGCGGCCGGCGCTGCCTGGCGTGCGATCAAATCTTCGCGCTCAAGAATCGAAAAGTCCGCATCTGCCCGACCTGCCGCAAGAAGGGTCAGTGCGCGAGCTGTCTGAAGTGGGGCGGGTTCCACCGCCCCTCCTGCCGCTATCTCACGTAGTTTTTACACTACTTCCCGCACTACTTCACGGACCTGGCGTAGCCTTTAGGCGTGATGCGTCGCCTGATCGATCTGCCGAGGAAAGGAGAGTCGCAATGACTCAGCTCTTCGCCCGCAATCGACGTCACAAGAGGCGGTAGGCCCGTGCAGAACCTACGCCACAAGGGTGCCTCGCACGCGCGCGCTGGACGGCGGCATCAGCGGAGCTAGCGATGCGCTTTCGTGGCCATGGCAGCACCAAACGCCCCACTCGGAGGTATGGGCGGTGAAGGATGATCCCCGGATCATGACCGGCGGGATAACAGCCAACATGAGGCACAAGCTCGGGCGACGTGCCGGACGGAAACACCAGCGCAGGTAAGTACAGGAGGGCGAGCCCGCGCGCGCGTCAAGCGTCGCGCCGCAATGTACGGATGGCCGAGCGCGCCGCGCGGGCTCGCCGGCGGCGGAAAGGATCGCGGTAGATGGCGCCACCGTTGATGGGACCGCTGGGGACAATGCAGCCGATGGCGGGTGCAGGAATGCCGCGCCAGATGCCCGGCCGTCCTCAGCTCGCGCCTCCGGCGCCGACAGGCCCGACCGGCGCGCCCGTCCAGCCCCCGGGCGGCGGGCCCGGCAAGCAGGCCAAGGCTGCGGTCATCGCCGGCATTGTCATGAGCGCGCTGATCAAGGCCGCCGCAGACGCCGGCGCGGGCACCGAGGATGCCGAGGCCTTCTTGAAAGCCTATCAGGACCTGTCGAAGCGGTTCCGGAAAGGCACGGCCGAGTTGGATACGGCCGGGATCGATGCGCTCAAGCGGACGGTGTCGGGCCCCGGCCCGGCCACGCCCGGCGCCAGCCTAGGCCTGCAGTCTGCCATTGGCAATTTCAAGCCCCCGGCTGGCATGCCGGCGGCCGCGTAGGAGGATCACATGTCTCTCTTCCCGCCGAAGAACGCCAACATCCGGCTGCCGAAGGACACGTCGCAGAAAAACGGGCTGATCTGGAATCCGGCCCGGGTGCAGGAGGAATCTGGCGCGGAGGCCGTGACTGGCATCGGGGGCGGCCGCCGGATCTTGAAGGGCATGGGGCGGTTCCTGCATGGAGTCGAGAAGCCCGAGCGCGGTGCGGCTCCGAAGGGCCGCGGCCACGAGTAGGAGGGCCTGAGCGATGGCCGAGATCGAGATCGGCGAGCGGCAACGCGAGGCGATGCTGACGGTCCAGCAGGCCATCGCGAACAACCCCGCCACGCGCAAGCGCTATCTGCAACTGATCAAGGAAATCGCGCCGACCACGGCTATCGCCGAGATCGACGAGCCCGCGGCCTTCGAGAAAACATTCGTCGAGCCGCTCCGCAAGGAGAACGCGACGCTCAGAGAGCGTCTCGACAAGCTCGAGACCGAGACCAAGGTCGAGAAGGTCTGGGCGGGCGTGATGCGGAGCACGGGCGTAACTGCGGAGGATCTGCCGAAGATCCACCAGATCATGCAGGAGAAGCTGATCGCCTCGCCCCAGACCGCGGCCGAGTTCTACATGCAGGGTCAGAAGCTCGCGACGCCCCGGGGCGGTCCCGGCGGCCCGACCACGCTGCAACTGCCGTGGAAGGCCGGATTGGACCAATTCAAGGGCCTGTTCGAGAACCGTGATTCATGGGCGCGCAATGAAGCCTTCGCTTGGCTCCGTGAGCGCGACGCCAACCCGCAACGCTAGGAGCTGAGCCATGCCGCTGACAGTCATTCTGGGGTCGCAGCTGGCGTTCGGGGCGGCCGGATCGCTCTATGCCGCCGAGCAGGCGCTGCAGCTCACCGCCAACCAGCGCCTGACCATCGCCAAGACGATCGGCGCCGGGGTCAGCACGTTCACGGGCGGCGCGGGTCGCTTCATGGTGATCTGCTCGCCCAACGACAAGGTGCAGTACACCCTTGACGGCGGCACCACCTTCCGCGACTTCATTCCGGCGGGCGGCGCGGGGTACGTCGATTCCGACGGGTTCAACTTCTCGCTCCTCAACACGGGCGTCGCGGATACGGGCGGCGTGTTCACCCGCCTGACGCCGATGGTCGGCTCGGTGTAGGAGGCGCCCCATGCGACGGACCCTGCAGATTCTCGCTCTCCTCGCGCTGATCCTGACGTGGTGTCCAACCCCGGCGCTGCCGCAAGGCCTGCAATCGACGTTCATTCTCCAAGCGTCGCGCACGTCGGTCACCGCCAACAACTCGGTCACGGCCGATACGCCGCTCTGGACGAACACGCTCCCGGTCGGCGTCGCGGCGGCGCCGTTGCATCTCCGGCTGGAGGGGTCGATTACCACCGGCTCGGGCGTCACCACGGCGATGCTGGGCTGTGCCTACCAGTCGTCCTCGTCGGTGCTGACGCCGAACGCCTCGGTGTCCATCGGTAACGGCGCGACATATACGCTGCCCCAAGCGGCGTCCAGTCCCCTCGTGATCGACTTCTGGGTCCGCCCGCAGCCCGTGTGGCCGGCCAACGTCAACATCGGCGAGGCCGCGTATGCCACGGTGTCCATCGCGTCGCAGACGAACACGGTCAACCTCGTCGGCGCCGGGTTGGCCCCGACGAACGGCTCCTCGAGCGGCATGCTCGACATGACCAGCACGACGGCCGCGAACATCATCTGCACCTGGCACTGGGGCACGGCCGCGACGACGAACGACGTCATCATCACCAACGGCTACGTGGGGTACGGGCAGTAAGCGATGGCGCGCGCGTGGTGGGCGATCTTGGGCGGCCTGATCGCGGCGCCGGTGGTGACATGGCTGCCGATGCTCAAGCTCGCCCACCCGCGCCTCCCCTTGCCGCTGTATCCGCCGGCGCAGGGGATCGATCTCTGGGAGATGCAGACGCTTTACTTCACGATCGCGATCCTGATCGCGCTGATGATCGGCTCGTCGGATCGGTGGCTTGCGGCAGCCGTGGGCCTCGCTGGCTTCACCGTGTTCTGGCGCGGGGCTGCGCTGGACCCCACGCATAGCCTCATGTTCATCCTCGGCGCGCTCAGCCTGCTCATGGTGCGGGTGGCGGGTATCCCCGCGTGGGCGCGTCGAGCAATTCTTGGTGTGGCCGCCTTCGAGGCGGCTTACGTCGTCCAGCAGCTCGCCGGCTGGGATCTGCTCTGGATCGGCCTGCCGCGCCACGCCGGCTGGTGGCACGTGGGCGCGGTGCAGCCCTATGGCACCTTCGGCAGCGTGAACGCCACGGCCGGCTATCTCGCGGTCGCGGCCCCGCTCATGCCCTGGCTCGCCCTCCCCGTGATCGGCGCGATCATCCTGGGCACCCACTCATTGGGCGCCATGGCCGCCTTCGCCGCCGGGATCGCCTGGCGGTACCGTCAACGCCCCGTGACGTGGGTGCTCTCAGTCGCCGGAATCGCCGCCGCCGCCTGGCACTACCACAAGTACACGCAGGTTGTCCGCGTGCAGATCTGGGGGTTCGCGCTCAAGGACTGGGCGCAGACTGATCCGGTGCTGGGCTACGGCCTCGGCGGCTGGGCGCATCGCATCCCGACGCTGCAGATCCAGCAACAGTTTTTCCCGACCCGCGAGGTCTGGGCCGAGGCCCACAACGAGCCCCTGCAGTGGCTCTGCGAAACCGGGCTCGTCGGCCTCGTCCTCCTGGGGCTGTGGTTGGTCGAGCATCGCGCCATGTTCACGCATGCGCTCTGGGGACCTTCGCTCGTCGCCCTCGGCGTCGACTCTCTGTCCTGGCACCCGTTCCACATCGTCGGCATGGCTCTGATGGGTGTGATGCTCGTCGGCCTGGCCACTCCCGCGAATGGGAGAGCGATTCATGTCTGACAAAGACAGCGTGATTATTCCCGCACGCTTCCACGGCATCCTACCGGGGCCAGACCTGAAGAACTGCCAGCGTCTCGTGACACTGCATGTGGAACTCGAAGATGGCACGCATCTTCGCGTCGCATTCCCTAAGATCGCTCTGCTGACGGAGGGCGTATGCGTCGAATTACAATCCTGAGCCTTGCGCTTGTTGCACTCTTGGCGCTCGCGGCGCCCCTTGCCGCCCAGACGATCACGATGCCCTCGGGCAGCTCCTTCACCGGCGGCCCCTACACGCTGGGCGGCACTATCCAGCTCGGCTCGGGCGGCACCCAGCTCACGAACGGGATCGTCAAGTATTCGGCGTCGCTGACCCCGACAGCCATCGGCACCGCCTGCGCGGCGTCCGGGAACGGCGTGCTCTGCACCCAGTCGCAGACCTTTACGTTCACCGGCGTGCAAACGACGGATACGCTCTTCCTGGGGAACAGCCCCGCGCCGACCTCGGGCTGTCCGATGGTGGCCTGGCGGCCCTCGTCGACCAACACGCTGCAGATCGACTTCGTGGTGGCCTCCAACACCTGTACGCCGGCGGCAGGCACCTACACCTTCTTCGCGGTGAGATAGGGAGGCCATTGTGACTTTGCTCGGAACGGGTTTGATGCCGTCAGGCGCGATCGGAACGGAATTAACCGCAGTCACGAGAAGAGCCTTCATCCCGCGCTTCATCGTCCAGATCTACCAAGCCTCACCGCTGCTGGCGGCGCTGCTGATGAACGCGCAGATGGCCTCGGGCGGTGTGTCGAGCGTGACGGTGCCGGTCCAGGGTCAGTCCTTCGTCAACGCGCAGATGTCGGACTACTCGGGCAGTTTCTCGCAGCCCTCGGTGCAGCAGGGCGCATTTGAGGCCGACTTCAACCTCGCGCTGATGATCTGCCCCATCCCGTTCCTCGGGATGGAGGGCGCGGTGCAGATCAACGCGGCGGTGATCCCGCTGATCGACGCGCGGATGAACGATTCGGGGAACGCCTCGGCCGACCTGCTGGCGACGAAGCTCTGGAACGCGGCCGGCGTGAACGCGGCCATCGACATCACCTCGCTCGGCGACACCGTGAACAACACGGGCACCTACGGCAACCTTTCGCGGACCACCAACACCTGGTGGACCTCGGGCGTGGGTTCGGTCGGCGGCTCGCCCAACCCGACCCGCGCCATCATGCTGCAGTACATCGTCGCCGCCACGAAGAAGAACGGCGGGGAGATGCCGACCTTCGGGGTCTGTGGCCCGGGCACGTGGACCGGGCTCGCCCAGGATTTCGTCGCGCAGGAAGTGTACGCGCTCTCCCCCGGGGAAGGGTTTGACCAGGCGGCGGGTGGCGTGCGCGCGCTCTTCACCGCCCTCGTGGTCGCCGGCGTTCCCATCTACATGGACCCCTACGCCGCAGAAGGCACGTTCTACTTCATCAACGACCGCTACTTCTCGATCTTCATGCACGAGGACGCGGCGTTCGCCTTCACCGGCTTCGCGTCGACCTTGACGAACATGCAGCTCGGCTACATCGGCGCGCTCGTCGCGGTGCTGCAGACGATTCTTGTCAAGGCGAAGGCCGCGACTGTCGTGAGCGGATTCGGCAGTGTCAACGTAACTGTCTGATTTCACTGGAGATAAATGCTATTGACGCATGGATTGCTTGGTGAAATGCTCCATGCGTGGTCACGACACACGATCTGCACTGGACAGCCGGGTTTTTAGAAGGCGAAGGCTCGTTCGGGTTTCACCAGAAGACGGGCGCGACAGTGGTCGCTGTCCAGGTACAGCGCGCCCCGCTCAACCGACTTGTTGGGCTCTATGGCGGCTCGCTGCACCTGCGGCAAGTGCGCAATCCGCGCTGGAATCGTGCAACGGCCTGGCAACTGGGCGGACCGCGTGCCGTGGGGCTGATGCTGACGTTGTACACGCTGATGTCGCCGAAGCGACGCGACCAAATCCGACGCGCACTATTCAAATCATCTTGTCGTGCGCCGCACTATCGGTATCAGACCACATGCAAACTTGGTCATCCGAAGGACGTTGTGCAGGAGAACGGGCGTCGTCGGCGCTGCTCGATTTGCAGCGAGGAATACCAGCGTACGTATCAATTCGTGCATCGCGACCGGATTCGCGCGCAAAAGCATGCCTACTACGAGGCGAATAAGGCGCGATGGCGACGACACTCCAGACCTACATCAACGCCGCCCGCCGACTGCTGAAGGACGCCAACGGCGCGTACTGGAGTAACGCGGACCTGACGGCTTGGGCCTCAGAGGCGATGCAGAAGGTCGCCGTCGACGCCGGCCATCACCGCTTCTTGATCGTCTCTCAGGTCGTCGCGAGCCAGCGCGACTACCCGGTCACGTTTCCCACGCCGCTTCCGACGGTCGCCGGCACCGTCGGCTTCCAGCAGATCATCGGGTTCTACGACATGTGGGTCATCGCGACGGGCGGGCCATCCGGGACGCGGATGCGTCTGCGTCAGCCGGGTTGGCAAGCGCTCCAAGCCTTCACCAACCAGTGGACGACGGCCATCGGCATTCCCGAGGCGTGGCAGTATCTCGGCGCCACGCAGTTTAGCCTCGGGCCGATGCCGTCGCTGAGTTACTACATCGAATTCGGGTGCAAGCTTATCCCGAATCCGCTCGTGAATCTGACCGATGCCGATCCGGCGTCGTATCCCTTCGACCAGCCGGTGCCGTACTACATGGCCTATCTCGCGAAGATCCAGCAGCAGCAGTATCAGGAAGCAATGATGTTCTACAACCGCGACCCGCAAAAGATGGGGCTCTACCAGGAGCGGCTGCTGGAGGCGATCCAGTCGAAGCCCGATATCCTGAGTGATATCTACGGCACAGATGGCGAACTGCCGTGGGGCTGGGTCAGAGGATGAGCGCGCCGATAATATCTTCGCTCGGTGGCCGCGCGGCACGCCCGGCAGTGTCGGCTGTATGTGCCGGTTTGTCTCAAACTCAGATAGGTGTTGGCTTCGGTGAAGGCATGTCCGTGTTTGCAATGCGTTTGCGCGGCGTATCGAGCGGGGAATCCGACGCCGCGGCGCAAGTTCTCTCGATGCGAGACGGCTTCGAGATGGCTGGGATTGGCACAGGCTCGCATCCGACAGAGATGGTCAAGTTCAGTGTTCGGCGGAATCGGTCCCTTAACACACTCAAACACAAGACGATGGGCCAAGCGATTCCGCAAGACCCCATAACGATAGATACTCCGGCTACCGATCCAAATCCAGCATCCGCTTGTTGGTTCCGGCACAATGCGGGCATCCAACCTCGGCGGCAGTTCGTACATGCGCCAGAGGTATAGCATTGTTTATTTGTGAGCACAATAAGACCCTCATCAACTCGGTGGGCGAGATCGTGAAGGACTGCGACATTTGTTATACCAAGATGCTGAAGGACTACGAGAAGATGTTCGGCCCGGCGAAGGCTAAGCCTGAGCCGAAGGTTGCGCCGCGGCCGGTGCGGAACTTATTCATATGAAGTTGCAGGGCGGGGCCGGGGGCGGCGGCGCTTCTGGGGGCGCGGGGGCGATCGACCAGAGCCACCGCACGCAGCAGCTCCGGCGCTTCAAGGCGGTGAATCAGACGGATTCCCGGACAGGCATCGAGGACGACGAGTTCGCGTGGCTCGAGAACGCCATGCCGATCGGGTTTGGCCAGATCCGGGTCACCCCGGCGCAGAGCGCGGCCATCGGGACGTACGCCGGCGGCATCGCCTCGATCTGGGGCCTCGTGCTCGGGACGACCCCGTACATCTATGCGGTCGGCACCGATGGCAGCATCCAGCAGTTCACGACGACTGGCGCGCTCACGCAGGTATGTGGGGCGGCAACGGTCACGACCAAGGCGCGGCTCATCCTCTGGCAGTCGACCCCGATCCTGATTATCGACGCCAACGGGTATTTCTCGTGGGACGGCACGACGTTCAAGAGTCTCGGCGGAACAACCAGCGCGCCGAGCTCGGGCGTGGCGATCGCCGTCTTCGAGGGACGGGTCTGGATCGTGGGCGGGACCAACAACCGGACGATTACTTTTTCCGCTCCAGCGTCCTACACTGATTTCACGGCCGCGGATGGCGGCGGGTCGGCCGGAATCACCGATTCCAACTTCCAGGGCGCGATCCAGCAGCTCAACTCGTCCCTCGAGACGCTCTGGGTCGTCGGCCAGGGCGCGGTCAATTCGATTTCCAATGTGACGATCAGCGGGAGCACGACCTCCTTCTCGAATACGAACGTGGTCGCCAACATCGGATCGAGTGCGCCGGCCTCGGTTCTCGGTTATTTCCGGTCCTTGGCCTTCCGGTCCCCCTTTGGCGAGTATGCGCTAGTCGGCGTGACGCCGCAGAAACTCTCGGATAAGCTCGATGGGCTCTTTCCGATGCTGTCGACGATGAGCGGGGACAACCCGGCCGCCATCTGTGTGATCTATGACCTCTTGGTTCTCCTGATTCTCACGACCTACACTGACCCCGTGCTCGGGAATCGTCCCTTGATGATCGGTTTCAGCCAAGGGAAATGGTTTTTCGCCTCGCCGAACATGGCGACGAGCGGTCTGATCTGGATTACCTCGCTGCTGAATGCCGGAAATCCGCAAGCGTGGGGAACGGACGGCACCAACATCTTCCAGCTCTTCGTCGCGAGCAACACAGCGGCCGTGAAGTACAAAATCCAATCGAAACTCTATGATTTCGGGCTGTCGACGACCTCGAAGGAGTGTTTTAAAATGGGTGTGGAGATTCAGGCGCCCGCGAGCATCAATCCGACGGTCACGGTGGATACCGAAGCGTCGAATTCCATCGTCAATCTGTCGCTGCAGAACATTCTGCAATGGGTTAACAACGCGAACCAGCAGATTACCTTCCTGGGGCTCGGGAATCAGCCGATTGTGTGGATTTCCACGGGATTGATCCTCGCCAAGGCGACGGTGCAGGCCTTTGGGTTCTTCCTAGGCTGGACGATCAGCGGGTCGGACACGCCGTGGACGCTTCAGGCGGTCCAGCAGGAGTACGCGATGCGGCGCGAATGGGATACGGCAGCATGATGACCTGGCGGCGGCTGTTCTATCTTCTGCTGCTGATCCTGCTGGTCAGCAAGGCCGATGCGACGGGCTCACTGAGCATTCCTAATACGTTCGCCACGCAAAGCGGGAATATTCCGGTCTCTCAGCTCGACACGAACCTGTCGACGATCGCCTCATACATCAACAACCGCGAGATCACCATCGGGCTCTCCGGCGCGCGGCCCTCGGCGGGCACGTCAGGCCGGTATTACCTCGAAACGGACGTAGGCGGCGGCACGTTCTTTGTCGACACCGGCACCGCTTGGGTTCAGGTGTCGCCGGGCGTCACGGCGGCCACCGCGCCGGGCACCTACACCGTGCGGAATCTCGTGGGTGTGCCGAATTCGGCTGCCTCCACGACGCAGACGAGTTTTTCGGCTGATCTGGCCATCCTGCGGAATCCGACAACTGGCGGCGTTACGGTTTTCACCAGCGTTCCCGTCACGGCCGGACGCATTGACCAGCAGTTCACTGGAGGCGCCGTGGTCGGATGCGACCAGGCGGCCGAACCCACGTCGGGGACCTTCGTCCACTGGTATTTTACGGCATCCAGTGCGTCGACGAACCCGCAGGTGATCTGCTCGGCGACTGCGCCGCCCACGGGGCCCTCGCTGCCCACCGGCTGGGTCTCGTGGGCCTATTTGGGCGCGCAGCCGATCGCCAACGGCGAAGCGCTCATCCAAATAGACTTCCGGGGCTCGCAGATGTACTACCGAGCCTCGCAAAACGTGGTCAACGGGGGTTCGGCGACGGGCGGGACCGCCGTGTCGGTGGCGAGCTTCGTCTCCGCGAACGCGCTCAGCTATGGCGTGCACATGTTGCCGGCCTATCCCAGCGGCAACGTGACGGACAACACCGTATTTTTCGAGCTCGTGGCTGGCACGCAGTGGGGTCAGGCGCTCCCCGCCTATCCGAACACGACGGGCGCGTTCGTGGGCGGCGGGCCGTTTCTGGTATACCGCGCGGAGTTCCCAAACGTCTCGCAGCAGTTCTATTATTATTGGGCGAAGAGCGGTGGCTCGCTCACGGCCGGGGTCGTGAGCTTCAAGGTGCCCAATGGAGGAGACTGAGTGTTCGAGCTGCTCAAGCTGCTGGTGCGCAAGCCCCTGGTCTGGATTCTGGGCGTCGTGGTCCTGTTGCTCGTGGTCCAGAACTTGCGCAACTCGCCCGGGCCGCTTGGTTATGTCTGGGGCAGCGGGAAGCCCACGCCAGAACAGGCCGGACAGCATGAATTACTGAAGCAGCATGTCCAGGATACCCGCGAAGCCGTCGAAGAGCTCAAGGCCAACCATGAAACCTTGCGGGCATTGAAAGAGTCGATCGATCGCAACCACGAGACGCAAGCCGTCGGATTGCGGCTCCTGTGCTTGCAGGGCGCGAAGACTTACGACCAGCAGCGCGCGTGTGCCGAGATCCGATGAACGTGTTTGACCTGATTCAGCGACATGAGGCCTGCCGGTTGACGCCCTATCGGGATTCGCTCGGGTTCTGGAGTGTCGGTTGGGGTCACAACTGCGAAACGACGCCGATCTCACAGGCGGCGGCCGATTTGATCTTCAAGGACGATGCCGTGGCGACGATCAAGCTAATCGGCGGGATTTTGCCGTTCTGGAGCCGATTGTCCGACGTGCGCCAGGCCGTGCTGACGGATGTCGCGTTTAACTGCGGCGTCCACGGCCTGGTGGGGTTCCGGATGATGCTGACGGCGATCGCCGATGGCGATTTCGACCGCGCGGCGACGGAATTGCTCAATAGTCAGGCTGCCGCACTCAACAGTGCACGTTACCAGGAACTCGCCGAGATGCTGCGGAGAGATACGTGGCCACCGACCTAGATCAGAGCATCGAAACCGTCCTGGACTATCTTGGCGCCCGGAGTTTGGTGAACTTGGCTCCCCGGGGCCCGTTGTCGCCGATTCCGGGGATCGGGGCGCCGGGGCCTTCGTCGCCAGGTGGCACCGGGGCGGCGGCCCCGAGTGCCGGTCCTAGCGGTGGAGGCGCTGCAGGCCCGGCGACCGGCGGGACGCCAGCGGCGAATGCACTGACCGCCCTTGAGGGCGCCGGCACCATTGCGGGCGACATCGCGGGTGCCGTCCAGGCAGTCCCGACGCGCGGGGGAGGGAGTGCTGAC